TATTGGCGAGCTTCTGCTGGACGCCGTTGGTATCGAGGTACTTAACAGTCGTAACGCTTATCAGCGGCGGCATCGGCAGTGCGATGACATTGCTGAAGCTGTCGAGCTTTGCCGTGATTATCTGCTCGATAAAGGCCCGATTCTGAAACTGCTCGCACTTCTGGCGGGCGGTCTTAATGAGCTCTGTTATCAGCGCATCGTCGGCCGTATAGTCCACCTTCAGGTGCAGCTTCGCCTCCGCCAGCGTTACCGGCTCGAGTACCGGCGCAGTAGTAACTTTCCAGTCCATTACTTACCCTTTGCCTTTGCCCCGGGTTTGTAAGACTTCCGCTGTTGATGCTTCCGCCTCGGCTTTTGCTTTAGCTTCTGCTTCGGCCTTTATTTCAGCCTCTCTTTTTGCATCGGCTTCGGCTTTTACTTCGGCCCTGGACTTTATTTGCGGCGCCGCAGATGCATTCTCTGCAGCCAGGCCCGACCGTATCAAAAGCCCACCTCTGTTATCACTAACCTCGACGACACTTCCGGCCTTGTTATCCCGCCATTTTTTTGTTAATTTGACCTTCATAATTATAATCTCCTACTTCCAGGCTTTCGCCGGCTTGCCACTTTTCTGATATTCACAAACTGGTTGATAGAACGGTTTCAAATCCTCATCCAGCCACGTTATAACGAGCTCTAAATGGCCTAACACGTCCCTGTTGGCCGATAATACATTCATATTGTGTTTTTCCATCAGCTTCCAAAAGTATATGTCATCATCTATTCGCCCCGGCCCCCACTGCCCATCCTGATTTGGCTGACCGATTAACCACGGGTGCGGCAGTTTCATAAGCGATGAGGTACGCAATAACGTCAAACCGAAATGACCCGTGGCGATTTTTGTTGTATCCGGCGCAAATTCCTCTCTCGGTATTATCTCCCGTACCATCCCCGATTTTGTTTTCATCGTCAGCAGTGCCTGCATGCCGCTCCGGCCGGCCTGAAATGGAACGATAGCATCGGCTTCGGGATTATCCTGCATCAATCGTACGAGGGTCCTGACATCTTCACAGGTGAAAACCGTATCGTAATCTATCGTCAAAATGGCCTCCGCCCCGGTATCTATCTGCTGCTGTATGCCCCTTTCGAGGCACTGGCCCCAAAGAGCGCCCTGAACCTTAATAAGTGGAATCCCAAGCGGCATAAGTCCTTCAAAGACACTGAAAGAATTGTCCTGAAAACCCAGCCGGGGCACACTCATGACCGCTGCCACTTTTATTTGTTTTGCGGTTGTTTTTACGATACTTAACTTATTGACGTTCTCGTTTTCGGCGCCTGTCTTGGAACCATAGACAAACCCCCTGCACTCGGACACCTCTTTCGGCGGCTCTGTTAATGCCCAGGCGTGTATATTTTTGAACCCCACCGATTCAACCATTGTACCCAAGCACTGCAGCGTCGGAACCCACCAGTTCTTTTCGTTGTGGCCGTATTGGTCCGTAGGGTAAAATTCCATGACCATATCACACTGAGGGTATCCGCGATTCATCCCACCGCGATAGGGCGAATAGTCATCGCATATTGCCGATTCAACATAAATCTCACCACCACAGATTTTTGATACTATCTCCATAACTTTATACGGGTCTTTGCAGTGATAAATAGTGCCGAAGAAAAAGACAATATCAAATTCATTAAAATATTTATCAATGTCATAAACAGACATTTCAATGCGAACACATTTTTGATTTTTATTATTAAGGAAGGTTTTTTGTCCGGCTGGATCTTGTGCAGATGTTACATCAATAAATCCGAACGCCTCACAGCAGAGGTCGAATGTCTCCCATTTTTCTCTTTTGACGGCAAGAGCACCAAGCGAATCGCTGAAGTCATCGATTGCAACTACCTCCGCCGCTCCTCGTTTAAGGGCCTCCCAGGTCCAGAACCCGTCCCACGCACCTATATCCAGTACTCTTTTATTTGTAAAGTCATTGGGTATTCCGTAAGCCTTTACATTAATCGGGAACATTCCGGGCGTAACCGTCCCGTCGGGCAGTGTTACCTGGTGATACCAAAAAGGCACATCGAGTATTCGTTTACCTAAACTTTTTTCTTCCATTTTACTTTCCTTTTTCGCCGGATTTACACCTGGCCCCGCCGCCATCGGCAAGGGCCAGGCGAAAAAGCATCTTCTTATTTACACGGAGACGTTCAGGCGGCACCTTACCGCCTCAGTCGTCAACGCTGCGTCCGTACTCGTTTTCTGTGCAGGGCCATCCTCGGCCCGCGTCAATAATGCGACGGCGGAAGCCCTCGTAGTAACGGCGGGAATGAAGTCCAGCCCGATATATCGCTTCCGGTCTTTAAGGTCGATATTGAAGCGATATACGTTATCCGTAACGGAGCTCGGGGTGGGCAGAACGAAACCTGCTGTTGTGCTTGTAGCGGCGGCGCCGCACAAGGCAACGATGGCCGACATATCAGTGAAGGCAGTCGGGCACGTATCATCTTCCCTGATTCGCAGTCCTGCCACCTGCGTGGCTGCTGATGCAGACATCTCTGATACTGCGATATGCAGGTAGTCGAATCCCTTTGTGTCAACGTAGCCGAAATTAGCCGTACTGCCAGCCGTAATTGCGGTAGTTGGCACAAGGAGATTTATAACTCTTTTATCAGCAATCATGTTTATGTTCTCCTATCAATTTTTTTAAACTTAAGCTGCTTAACTTACACTGCTTAACTTACTAAGCGTTGGCCAGGCATCCAACTACCGGACCGCGAACACCGGATGCACCACCTATATCGTGGTTGACAATACAGAATCGCTCCGTTGCCTGAACAGCTATCTGGTCATATTCCAGGTAACGGTCGCTGCTGACCTTAATGGTGATTCCGCGTCTGTCGCCAAATGTGGCAGCCTTCCTTAAATCCCCGAAGAAGAACATAATCACGGCATCCGTTCCTTCGATGTATGTCATGGCCGGGGATTCAACGATTGGATAGCCGAGATAGTTCGGCTCAATCTTCCCTTGTAGCGATAGAATCGTATTGCCGCCCGCGGCGATGAGCAATCTGTCGAACAATGCAGCCTTGCCAACTCCGTCGATATACCACTTTGCATTAGCCCTTGCGTACATAGGCAGAGCGCCGACCATAGCGGTTAATTCGGTGCCGTCGATTTCAGACCAGGCATCACCGGAAGAGGTCGCTTCGATATAACTGCCGGCATGGGCGCCGTCTATCATCTTGGACTTGATTCCGGTCATGCCGCCGTAAGTTGATTCGCCGTCCCCGTCGATACCGCAGGCATCTTCCTTTGCCGCGAAGGCATAGGCCATTTCATCGGCAAGGTCATCGGCGATATTGATAATCGCATCATCCGAGAGGTCCGTACTCATCCTGGTCAGCGCACCGAGTTTTTTGGCGGTAAGCTCGACCTGGTTCCAGCTCTTTTGGGATTCGGTTATCGCTTCTGTTTCGCCCATGAAGTAGGCTGTTACTCCGCCGGATCGTCTGGGAACGATAGTATGGTCACTGGACATCGGCATTACCCTTGCCTCTTTCCGGTACATGCCATACGTTTCACGCAGGTCGATAATCGCCCGCTCCATCACATCAGGCACGACAAATCCGCCGGCTGAATTGACACCTTCGGTCTGGACCCTGATTTCGATGCCATGGTCACGACACCACTGCCGGGCCTCCGCATTTCCCATTAAGGAGGCCAGCAGAAATTTACCGCTGCGGTAGGCATCAGCTTCTGCCGTTTTGCCCTTGAATGCCCGCAACTGACCGAACCTGAACATATCCGGTTTTACCACCTCGATGCGGTCACCGTTGGCGGTCTCCGGCGCAACTTTTCTTTCTTGGGGCTTATTAAGTCGCTGCTCGGTGTCCTCGAGTTTTTCCTGGCGATTTGCTTCCTGCTCGAGCCGTTCAGCCTCTTTGAGGTGTTTATCAAAGGCCAGTGCCTCCTCTTCCGTCATGCCGCGGACTTCTTGGTCTGCCTTATCCTTAATTTCGCGCGCAGCTTCGGCCTCGGTGACCGCCTTTTCGCGTAGTTCAATGACTTTCATCGTTTAAACTCCTTACTTATTATTGCTTTTAAAAAGTTTATCCCGGAACATCGGCCCAGCGCATCAAGTCAGGCATCGGCTGACTTGATGCGGTTGATTATGCGTCCTGCTTTACGGTACTTACTATTGATGTCACGCTGGCGGACGCGATCAGCTTCTTTCTGCTGCCGGTCGGCAGCTTCTTTTTCCTCTGCCGTTTTTTGTTTTTCTTTATATTCATCATCTGACCGGCCGGGGCCCGGCCGTTCTTTTCTTCTCATCTCGCCGCCGCATTCAGAACATTTAATATCTTTGCAGTGTTTACTCGTTTCTTCAATGTGGCCGCATTCTATACATTCACATTCGTACTTCTTTCCCCGTTGCTCGGTATTTTTTTTAAAGGCATCGAGCGACCTTGCAGCCACGGCCGTATCAGGGTATGCCGGATAAGTCACCGGCCCAACGTCGAACAGCTCGTCTATCTTTGTTATTGTCCGCTGGACAGGTCCATCGTCATCGGTGTATTTCCACTCATCACTTGCCACGGTAAATGAGAAGCTGCAGCCGGTAATGTCTTTTCGCCGTATCTCTTCGACAACGTCTTTGCCTGTGGTCGTGCCCGGCACATCATCCTCAAAATGCAGACCGACCGAATTGGAATTAAGCCTGAGCGTTTTACTCGTAGTCCTACCGAGCAGCAGGTTAGGGTCGTGATTTTTAAGGCATCGGATATCGCACTTTTCGAGTGCTTCATCGAATGCGCCGGCCTTTATCCTCTCGACGAACCCGCCCAAATCGAGCGACCACTTGCCGTACTTGGCTGCGTAGCCGGACAGCTTCGGCTCATCACCGTCGCTCACCCTCAGCTCAATGTCATCGACGGGCAGAATACGCCGTTCGATAGTGTCGTTATGTGATTCATTCTTCTTTGTTTTGGTCGCCGGCATGATTGCCTCCAATCTTTTTGAATATCTCGTCCGTCAGTTTCGCAGCGTCCTCGGTTGTCAGTTTTATATTTTTGTTTATGTTTTTTGTGATAATTGCATCCAGCATATCTCTGACCTGTTCGGTTTTAACGCCATTGATACTGGCGCAGGCGTTGACCGAATCGAACATAACCGTCGCTGCATATTCCCTCATCCTCTCATAGAAATCACCGTTGACCGCTTTTTTCAGGGAGTTAATCTGTTTGTTAATTACCCGGGTCCACTGACCCTCTATCAGTTCGCGGTGTGCGTTACGAATATCGTCATCATGTTTATCAGGTTCAGGATTGTCGGGTGCTGGCATCTCTTTAGGATCCGGTGACCCAGCCGGCTTCATATTGGCAGGCTCGAGGTAGATATCACCTTCCGGCCCGATGGGATTCAGGTTCTCCGTTCTCCTGATATCATTAACGCTGAGCCATCCCCACTGCCGGGCGGATGCGTAGGTCTGGGCCCGAGCCAGCATCTTGCCGCGAAGCAGACCTTCAACGAGTATTTCGCAGAAGTGGCTCTTCTTTTCGCCCGGCAGGAATAGTTTATAGTTGCACTCCTGCTCCCACTTACGAAACCAGTACAGCATCGTCGAAGCGACGAAATCTATATTCTGCTCTTCGATATTTGAGAATGTAGCCCGTTCCAGGCTGCCGATTTTGTGAGGTGGTATATTGAATATTCTCGAGCAGTCATCGACGGTGTACTTCTGGACCTCAAGCGCCTGCGCCTGCTCCGGCGCCACTCCCGTCTGCGACCATTTCATTCCCTCCTCGAGTACCCTGGTTCGGTGCGCCTTAGTAAGTCCGCCGGATTCTTTATTCCACGATTCAGCGAGTCTTTTAGCAGCCGGGTCGCTTAAAGTATTTGGATGCTCTAATACGCCGCCTGGATTGGCTGAGTTGCTGAAGAATCGGCCAGCATACTCCTTTACCGCCACACCATAACCTATGGCCTCTTTATGGGCGGCCACCACATTGTATCCGGTATAGCCATCAAATCCGAGTCCCTTGATATGCAGTACGTTATAATCTGGTATATTGACTTTTTGACCGGTCAGTACCCCTACCTCATAATAGGGTATGCCACCGGGGCTGATTTTCCTGAATGTCCTGTCGGGTAGCAGGGGCCATAACGCTATCGGTTTGCCTGCCCCGTTGCGTTGAATCTCTGCAAATCCGTTGCCGTAGGTCAGTACATGTGCCTGCCGGGTTTCGATAAAGGTAATGGCATCCATATATTCATTTGGTCGATCGTGCAGCAGTGGATATACTGGATGGTCTATTATCCTTTCCCTGCCGCCGTTTTCCGTTCTCTTGTAGACAAGAAAAGGCAAGGCCGCTACTGTGCCGGATATGACGCGCACAGCAGCCCAGAAGGGTGTATATTTAAGGGCTGAGCTCTCATTGACCTTAACGCCCGATGATACCTCCGAGCCGCCCGATACCCAGTCGATGAGCCATTGTGCCGGGTTATAAGTCCCTGATGTATCTCTTTGTTCGGTTAATATTCCCATTTACTGTTTTTTCCCGGGTACATAGAGGTCGATAATTATGATTCCGCCGACCGTTGCCAGTCCCGCACCTACAGAATAAAATCCAATGCCCGTACCTAACATTAAAAGAGCAATGATAAAAACAAGCCTATCTATGTTTTTCGCAATAAATTTTTTCATACCGAAATTATTCCTCTATCTTCGTAAACCGAATCCTTCGCCTGCGGCTGCGTCATTTTTATTCCGAGCGCCGATATTGCCGCTACGATACCATCTATTTTTTCCGATGATTTGTCTTTTTGCGGCCTGACATTTTCGTTAGGGTCGGTATAAACGGCGAGGTTATCCGCCATCCATCGCAGTACGGGATTATTATTATGAATGAGTCTGCCGCTGATAATCAGTGAGTTTATTTCCTTGGTAGGCCCGGTCATATTCTGAAGTGTCGGCCGGTACTCTATGAGTTTCTTTTCGCTGAGCCCATCCTTTATGAGGTCCTGCCTGAGCATTTCGCAATTCCACGGGTCGAACCCGGTGGCCTGGACGTCGAAGTTTTTATACGATTCTTTGATATCGTTTTTAATAAACTCATAATCGATAACATTGCCGGGAGTAAGATTGATATAGCCCTGCTCCGCCCACTTGAGGTAATCGACGCCGTCCTTTTTACTGCGCTCTCTCGCCGTTTCGCCCGGCAGGTAAAACTTCGGCAACAGTGCAACATAATTCTCCCCGTTGATTACGACATCGAATATCCTCACATAAGCTGCAATATCTATCTTGCTGGAAAGGTCAAGTCCCTCCCACGTCGGCTTATTGGCCATCGTAGTGAAATCCACGGTTTGCGTGCACGCATCCCACTTATCCATCGGGATATATTTAATGTACTGGCTGGTCCAGATATTGAGTTCTTTGACCAGAAAATTGTTTTGCTCGCCTGGGTCATTAATGGCGACTTTACAGGCTTCCCGCATGTGCTCCCAGTATTTACAAATGCCAAGATTGGGATTGGCCTTTGGCCATACTTTCTCATCCTTCCAGTTGTCACCTTCATCGAGTGTATAGATTATGGCGAAGAAACTATCATCCTCGATATGCCCCTCTAAGACGTTGATTGCATACTTTCTCTTACCGTGGCAGAAACTTGCCTTGTTGAATCCTGCCGTAGTAATTATATAGTTAAGTGGTTGCCTTCTGCTTCCATTCGATGAGTTGATTATATCCCATATACTCGAATCCCTGTGTGCATGCAGTTCATCATAAAGTGACAGATGCGAATTGAGCCCATCCATCGTCTTGGCATCGGCGCCCAGCGGCCGGAAGAACGAATCAGTAGCGTCATAGGCGATGTCATTAACGTATATTTCCAGTATTTTGGACATGTCAGGCGACTTTTTGACCATCTTTATCGCCGCCAGATGTATAATTTTGGCCTGGTCCATCTTCGTGGCGGTGGTGTATATTTCCGCCCCCGGCTCATCGTCACCTATAAGTCCGTATAGTCCTATCGGAGCGGCCTCGGTGGACTTGCCGTTTTTTCGAGCCACTTCATTATAGGCGGTCCGAAATCTGCGATTGCCATCGGCTTTTTTCCAGCCGAATATGCAGGCCAGTCGGAACTTCTGCCACGGCTCGAGCTGTATTACCTGCCCGGCCCATTCGCCTTTGTAATGCCTGCAGAACTGAAAAAAGTCGATTATATGCTGAGCAGCCGCTTCATCGAAGTGTAGGCCGCGTTTGTGGCCGTGTTTGAGGTCGTTGACATGCCGACGAACGGCGAGTTTAACGTACCGGCAGGTGACGATAGAGCCGTCGAGCACACCATCGATATAATGGTTCACATCGGCATCGAGTATCCCACTCATG